GTCTACGCCCAATGCTTATGGGGACTACTTTCACGAGCTTGTTTTGCAGGCTGAGAGCGACCCGGAGAGTGAGTGGAAGCTGGTGTTCTTCCCCTGGTTTGTTCACTCGCTCTATAGCTCTTCTATTCCTGCAGCGATGAAGTTGACGAGGGAAGAGGAGAAGCTGAAGAAAGAGCATGGCCTGGACAATGGGCAGATAGCCTGGCGTAGAAAGCAGGTCAGGACGTTGGGGATTGACAAGTTCCAGCGAGAGTACCCGGCGACGATTGACGAGTGTTTTCAGTCAGCAGTGCCGTTCTTCTTTGACCATGACAAGCTCGATGAGATTGAGCGGGTGAATCTTGGTAGTCACGAGCATCGGCTTTATTCCGACCCTGTGGAGGGAGACAGGTACGTGCTTGGGTGCGATGTCGGGGCTGGAATAGGCGAGCACTTTAGTGCCTTTACGGTGGTTTCCTACAGCACTCGTCAGCCTGTGTACCACTTCATCAGCAACAAGATACCCCCGGCCAAGTTGGCGGAGAAGATACTCGATCAGGCCAAGCGGTATAATAATGCACGGGTGATTGTAGAGGCGAACAATCATGGGCACTTGGTGCTGCATAGGTTGAGGGAGTTTCGGACACGGAACTTGTACCAATACGATGGGCATGACTTCTTCACTACGAACAAGACGAGGCCGCTGCTGTGGAGTGCGTTGAGAGAAGTGTTGGAGGATGGGATTGTCGAGTATGTGGACACGCACGTTCTGGATGAGTTGAAGGCGATTATCTACAAGAGAGGAAAGCCACAGGCTCCTCGTCGTGGCTCGGATGATGTGACTATGAGCATGGCCCTGTGCTATTACGTTCTGAGTGGAGAGCCGCTGTCGGTCACGCATAGCGTGCGTTCGTCCATGTTGCTGGAGCATATTGCCCGCATGAAGTCGAAGCGTGCTAAGCGAACATTGCCATGGAGTGTCACGGGTGGTGACACCGTAGGAGGGTACTGATGAAGCTCGAAGATGTGAAGTCACTCTTGGCTCAACACGATGGGTACTGGGAAACCAGAAAGCAGGAAATGCTCCGGTACAAGTCTGCCTATGAAATGGACTTCTGGCAGGAAGGCGTGAACGATCCTACGCAGATTCGGATTCAGACGAACGATGGGTATGGGTACATCGAGTCTTTCCAGGCGAGTCTGTTTGCCAAGAACCCTGCTGTGGTTGTCAAGCCGGGTATTCGTGGGATGGGTAACACCTCGATATCACAGGCTATTTGCAACCACTACCTGCTCAAAAGCAGAAATCAGATCGAGGCGGCATCGCGCATGGCGCTGATTTACCCGAACTCGTTTGTGAAGCTGTGTCCGAACAAGAGCGATGATGTGTACGAGAAGGTGATTCCTGTGGCGCTCCCTCCCTGGGAGGTCATTGTGGATCGAGATGCGCCTCGTTGGTCATTGCAGCGCTTCTGCGCCCACATCTACTGGATGCCTTTGCCTGATGCTAAAGAGCGGTTTGGTGACCTGGACTACTCGTCTGAGTCACGCGAGAGCTTCTTCGATGGTGCTATCACCAGCGGCAACTACGTGGACAAGCCAGGCGAGCAGTCACCTGGAGACGTATCTTCCCGATTTCAGTATATCAAAGTCGTGGAAATGTACGACTTCATGGATGACAAGGTCCAGTGGTGGTCTCCGTCTCTGGCCAAGCGCTTCTTGGATGAAGACACGATTCCATTCCGGGCCTATGACGACGCGCCCGTGGCTCCTGTGGCACCGTTCTACTACAACTACATGCCGGATACGCCTCTTATTGGCTACTCGTCCATGAAGCGGATCTACGACCAACTCTACGAGATGAACGTCATACGGTCTTTTCAGGCCAATGCGGTGCGTAAGTGCAGCCGGCAGTGGCTGGTGAGAAAGGGCGAGATTGACGCTGAATCCATGGGCCAGATCACCAGTGGTATTGATGGGCTCTTCGTCGAGGTGGATTCTGATGAGCCGCTGGACTCGCTTATCAGGCCTGTTCCCTTGCAGCAGTTGTCGCTGGAGGTGACACGGTATTTTCAGGAAGTCAGCAAAGACAAAGACAAGGGATCTGTGACTGCCCCGTTTATGAGGGGTGAGGCCACCCGCGCTACTGCCACGGAGGTCGCTGCCCTGGCCGCCTATTCCTCGTCCGAGGTTGGCAGGCTGGCACGCGAACGCGACGGTGTCATCGAATACCTCGCTAAGACGTACCTCAGCGTGTTATCGGTGTTCCTTGCCGAGGAGGACGAGGCTCAACTGGTTGTTCTAGATGGTGAAGCCCAGGTCGTTGGCGTGGATGACATCATCGGAGACTTCCAAGTCTGGGCATCAGACACCGCCTCTACACCCATGTCCGAAGCCGTCCATCAGCAACGGCTGCTTGCAAACGTCCCCGTACTGCAAGCCTTGGGTGTACCCCCTCAGCTTATCCTCAGAGAGATGGTGCGCTCTTTGAAGCTCCCAGAGGACTTCTTGGTGCAGGCCGAGCAGATGATGGCTCAGAATGTACCCGGCCAATCACCCCAGCCCGCTACGCCAGTGACTTCTGCGGATATGGCTGGTGAACCCTCTGCTGCCATGATGAGACAGATGATGCGGGAAGGAGAGGCCTGATGCCATTCAAGAAGGCTGGTAAGAAATACAAGTCACCTTCTGGCAAGAAGTACACGCCGAAACAAGTGAAGTCGTACTATGCCAACAAGAAGAAGCCCAAGAAGAAACCCACCACCAGGAAGAAGAAATGATTGACCTATACGCAACGCTGGCGAAGCACGTAGCCAATCGCATCTGCTTTGAGTGTGACCATCGCTACACTGGTTACCTCCATTGCCCCGCGTGTGGTCAGCCGTCTGGTGAACCCGTCCCCACAAAGGAGGATGAGAGTGCCAATCTTTGATTACGAGTGTGGAGACAGACACCGCGTCGAGGGCTTCTTCGTGCAAGGGGAGGAGATTCCTCTCACCATGGTCTGTCCCTTCTGTCAGCAACCCGCTATAAAGCAGTTGTCTGCACCCGCCTATACGCCGGGACGGTGGGGTGACCAGACAGGGAAGTACGGTGTCAACGGATGCTACGACAGGGGACTCGGTGAAACCTACCACAACTCGATGGAACGAGAAGCGATCATGGACCGAAAAGGGCTGGTTGACGCTGGATCCTTCGGAAAACACGCTCTCGACGACGGAGTCGAAAAGCACATCGAAGCCGACAAACAACACACAAGAGACATCGAGCGGTATAAACAGAACCTACGAGATGCGAAGGGAGAAAAGGGCCAAGCGCTTGCGGAGACTTTCTCTGTGAAGGAAATGCAGAAGCGAGGCGACCTCGACTCAGGAGTGAAGGGCTAGTGGCGGCAGAAGCCGGAGCGGTCAGGTTTGAGTACATCCCAGACTGGGGTGTTCGTGCTTACCAGGGCGGTAAGGACGTGGGTAGGCTGATATTGAAGGGTGAGGGACGCCCAGATCCTATTGGTGGTGTTCCGGTAAGAAAGGTTTGGAATGTAACGCTTGATTATTCTCTACGTGGACAGGGATACGGAACGCAGATGTATGAGTTTCTTGCCGACTCATTGCGTCGGCAGTTTCCAGAGGGCGTCATCCTCGCCCCCGCGCATTTGCCACCAGGGCCGCGCGCGTCCGGGCCACCAAAAGCCGCTGCTGCGCGAGTATGGAACTCGTTAGCAAAGAGGCACCCAACGCTTGAGATCTCAAGCCCGCGTGATCCATCACAAAACAAAATGCTTTATCTTGGTCCCGAACAAGGCAGGCCATCACAATCTCTTGTAGAGCAAGCTGTAAAACCATATTACGGAGAAACCCCACAAAGACCACCACCGAAACCCGCCATGCCAAGAACAGTGGCTGGTGCAAAAGAACTGCACACGCGCCACGGAACAACCACCCTCATCCCGCTTGAGGGGGGTCGGGTTATCCGGCCTTCTCAGTTTAGCATTCCCCTTGCATACGAAAAACGGCGCACTGGGGTTGGCACACAGCTTTTTCAGGACGTTCTTGAAGAGACACAAAAGAACTTTCCTGACGCGAAGACGTTCCGGGTATACGCCCCGGGCGAGGGTGTTGTCAGATTCTGGGAGAAGCAGGGGTTCAAGGTAACCGATCCGAACGGTCCTCTTGACTCTCGGATCATGGAGCGTCCCGTTACTCGGACACCTAATATATCTGCGGCAGCCCGAACAGCAGGTACGGCTGGT